GGTCAGGTGACAGCCACGTTGCGAACTGGCGAAACGGCGTCACCCAATCCACGCGCAAGGTTTTGTTGCCCTTTTGGCTGATGCTTTCGCGGCATGTCATCGACGTGACCTCATCGCATTGCGGACGTGTCGGATCGCGCTTCATGGCCTTGAATTCGCCAATCAGCTTGGCGTTCGGGTCCACGATTTCGGCGCGGCACTCCCGGCAATACCTGGCGGCGATGTCGTTCGGCGCGTTGCATTCCTCGCAGATTTTCGACGTCCAGAAATAGCCGCACCGATCAAGCTTGCCGCGTTCGGTTTTACTATCGACATAGCCCATGCATCGCCGGCCATAGTGCGCCGCCAAAGGACCGTAGTCCGTCTCGATACGAGCGCCAAAAACGTCCAGGCAGTAGCCATTTTCATCAATCTGGTATTCTTCGTAATCGGGGTTGAGACTGAATTCGTTTTCATAGCCGCAATCAGGGCAAAGGCACTTGAGCGGCTTTCCGTCGATCTTGGCGCCCTTGGCTTTGATTTCGGGATTGTAGATGTCTCCATCGGGGAAGTGGTAGGAAACGTTGTTTGCGTAGTCGAGCAAAAGGCTGGTTTCTTTGTCGGGATGCAGGCGCCATGCGCGGCCAAGAATTTGCTGGATAAGGGCGGCACTTTCCGACAGCCGAAGAAGCGCAATGACTTCCGTATGCGGGCTATCGAAGCCAGTGGTCAACTTTCCGACTGAAACGATATAACGCTTCTGGCCTGCCTTATATTGGCGGATGGCATCATCATTTTGCGCCGTGTGCTTTTCGTTGCCGGTGACGATGACGGACAGGCTAGGAGGAAGACTGGCAAAGACTTCCTCCGCGTGGCGAACGGTAGACGCAAATAGCATGACGCCACCTTTTCGCCCGCGCGATTTCTCTATTACGTCAGCAACGATCGCAGCGGTTTTGCGCCCATGACCGACGAAAGCCCGGTCAACGTCTTCCGCGTCGAATTGGCCCATTTTGTTCAGATGAAGGCCAGATGTGTCATAGGTTTCGGCATTGATGGCGCCGATCTCCATTGGCGTGATAAAGCCCTGGTCTAGCATTTCGCGGGCCGATACGCGGTGAACGCATTTCAGGAAATATGGATCACGCGCCACGTCGGCGCCCATGTTGCGACCGTCCGCCGATATCCGGTAGATATAGCCATCGCCAAGACGGAATGGTGTTCCCGAAAACCCGATCACCCGCAAGGTCGGGTTGTCTTCGCGCATCTGGTCGATGATATCGCGGATGGTGGGGGTTATTCCGTGGCATTCATCAATGACGACTGCGCAATAGCCGGACTTGAACCGTGAGATTGAATTCTTGACCGTAAGCGGCGTTGCGAAGACAACCTTATGCCGTGTCGATTTGGCGCCGGCAGACGCGGAAAAGATCGACGCCGGTTCGCCGGTCAAAAGGTATTTCTCGAAATTCTGGTGGATCAACACGGCCGATGGCGCCAGGCACAACACGCGCTTTCCTCCGCTGATGCGATTGAGAAAATCTGCAATCGCCGCGATCAGGAAGCTTTTGCCTGCGGCCGGCGCCGCATCGATCAAGCATGGTTCCACGCTCGATTTGAGATAAGCCACGAGCTTGTCATGGCACGTTTGCTGGTACGGTCGCAGGGAGAATGTCATTGATCATTCCCCATGATATTGCCAGAGGACGGCGTTACAATAGGCGTGGACGGCGCCGATCGTCATCCCGGTCTTACGGTCATGGTGCAAATGGATCGGGTATTTCAGGAAGTTTGCCGGAAACCTTTCCCAGTTGATTTTCATGTTGCGAATTTCGCTTGGCGGGCTATCCCGCAGATCACCTTGGCAATGGTAGCATTTGCCATTCTGCATCGCGACGTATTCGCTTCTTACGCCGGCGCGTTCGCGCCACCCCAATTTATTATAATCGCACGGAAGTTGCATCTGAAAACCCTCGCTAAGGTGCGCTGAGAATGGAACGCGGCAGGGGTTCAGCGAAAACCCTTTTCGAATGGCCGTTCTAGCCGCGTTGGGTGGATGTTATACAAGCTTCTTTTCGATCGCAAGCCATTCGGGCATACTCACGATCCAATATGGCTTTGGGCCGACGACCTTGACGACTTCGACCATGCTAAGCGGGAACCACTGCGCATGTGTGCTATCGCCGTCGTCGGACGCAAGAATAGCGCGTTCCGTCTCGTGATGAACGAACATATTCAGATCAACAATTTCGCTTCTTCGTGCCATGATCTTACTCCTTTGGCTCTGGCGGATTTGGAAGCGGTACATACGTCCAGCCGCCAACTGATTTAAGTTTACTATTTATCAGCTTTGTAACAGAACTCGCGTCAACTCCGAATTTTTCTATAAAATCGAATCTGATGCCAAAAAATTCATCCCCATTTTTATGTCTGAAACAATATATTTTTTTATTCTTTTTAGCCTCAGACATTTTTGATTTTGACAGGTCAGACCTTTTTCTTCCTTTTTGTGATTTTGATATATTGTCTTTTCTTTCTTGTGATATTTTTCTGCCTTTTAGCGCATTTCTTATTTTTTCTTTTCTCTCTGGCGAAACTTGTTTTCCATATAATGGGTGATTTTCTCCAGAAAGAGATTTACTGATCTTTTCTTTGTGTAGGTCAGTTAATTTCTTTCCCCAAAGAGGATTTAATTCACCCGAAATAGCCAAGGATATTCTCCTTTTAGTTTGTTCGGACACAATTTTACCTTTATGTATCCTAGATATCATCTCTCCAAATTCTTTAGAATGCTTTATTCCAGGTGTGCCCTCTCCCCCAGAGGTCAAGTTGCAAAGATTATTTCTACCTATAATATGAATAAGTATTTTTTCGTAAGTTAAACAACACTCGTTAAATGACCAGTTTTTTATTATTTCAACTTTATAGCCATATTTATTAACGGTATTTATCCAATGCATGTTTCTATTTGATCTAGAAAACGGCCTTCTTTTTACTCCCTTACCGACATAAAAAATCTTATCGTCACTTAGACGCCTGTGGATATAAACCCTACAATTTCTCTCTGATTTTTCCATTGTTCCAATATAATGGAAGCTTACTGTTATCGCAATAGCCAATAAGACGTTTTTGCCCCCTTAAATTTCTCAAGGTCGGCGTTTGGTGCAAGTTCCTTGATGGCCTTGCCGTAGGAGATTGCACCTTCCTTTTCGATCTTGGTCAGCTTGCGGCCGGCGAAAAGTGAATCGCGGTCCTTCGCCATCGTGACCATTTCGGAAAGCAGGTCTTTCTTGCGCTCGGTGGCACGTTCTATCTGCTCGGCCAATTCATCGTATTCAGCCGCCATCTTGTGCGCTTGCGGCGTATCGATGACCACGCGCAACGGCTCCAGGTGCTTGGCCGGATCGTTCAGTTCGTCCAGGTATTCGGCGTAGAATTGCGCCAGCCTGGGCACGTTCTCGGCGATCCACAACGGATCATAAAGCACTTCCTCAAGCATCGATCCATTTGGCGCCCATTGATAGAAGTAGGTCATCTCGCGGCCGGTGCAAAACATCTGCGTTTGCATCTGCGCATAGTAATGGCCTTGATCGACAAAGGACTTGAAAACGGGCTTTTCGTCTTTTCGCCTGGAGAACGGGCATTTGATTTCGAGCAAGGCATGGTCACCGATCAGGCCATCAGGGCTTGCGCCTAGCCAGTCTTCGAACGTGAAAAACCCGCAATCGACAACGTCAAGCCCGGTTTCCATCTGAAAATCGATCTTGGCGCCGGCTTCGTTGTTCGCTCCCCACTCTGTCGCGATATTTCCATCAAACTCGCGTTCGGCGCCGAAATGCTGACGCACCATCATGCGCATAACGTCGTCGCGTGTCCTCCATGGATCAAGCCCAAGGATAGCGCCGACAGATGACCCTGTCACACGTCCCTTGCGCCGTTCGAACCACTCTGGCGACCGTTGTTCCTCGTGGTGTTCGGTCATTTCATTCCCCTCGTTTGGTTGATGGTGATGACGGGCCGAAACCCGCCATCTTTTTTATGTTTCTGATGATCAGAAAGGAATCTCACTGTCATCGAACGACGCACCGGAACCGCCAGACGTTGCCGGACGCCGATCGTCGGTGGCCTTGGGCAAGGGCGCGTCGGTAATGTGGACTTCCTTCGACTTGCTGGAAATCGCCCTGACCCAATTTGATGTCCTGTCAGCGCCGCTTTCCCGGTCCTTGTAGGCGACGACGCCAAGCGAAATGACCATGATTTTATTGGTCAGGTGTTTTTGCAGTTCTTCGTCTGTCGGCCGCGCGGCCTTGGCCGTGAGCTTGCCGCCAGCATTGGCATCGATCGCCGCCAGCATCCGCCGCACGCGGTCGCGCTTTTTCTTGGCCTTGTCCGGAT